TCTAGGTATCTTCATAAAACGGTTTTAGAAAACTTAAGTAGCCAGTTTGCAAGAAAGCCCATGCCAAACCCTATAATAAATAGCCACAAGTTAGCTTTTGTTTTCTTATTGCGTTCGGTTTTCCACTTAACGACCTCTACTTTTTCTAGCATTTTTATTGTGTCGCGCTTTAGTCTGTATTCTATTCGTGTTTCTAGTCGCGTTTTAGGCACAAAAGAACGCTTGTAACGCACTATTGTATCTTTTTTGTATATTACCCTTTCCCATGCAATAGAGTCTCTTAAAACGTACGGAATCGAGTCAACCGAAAGTATTGTAATTGTGTCTTCTACGGTGTCGCAGCGGTAACCTTTTTTAATCGCCTTATTTATATGGTAATTAACGCCGCAACTTGTCACAATGATTGCCAAAATAAGTGACAAAAATATAAGGCTATAAGCTGAAAGTTTTTTCATTTTATAAGGTTTTAAGCTAAAATTTCGAAGTGCATCCAGTCGTAGTTTTTGGCTCTACCTAAACTTAAGAATCCGTGTTTTTCAAAAATAGCAATCATTGGCGCGTATTCGGGGCGTGCAAAGCGCGCAGTCTTAGAAGTTTCTTTTAATGTATTACGTGCGGGGTCTAAATCTATGGCAATACCCCAAGCGTGACGCGACCATGACGAACCACCGCGCATTTTACGAAAGTTAAAACAACCCCCATAAAGGTCTATTCCTAGTTCGACAATACGTTGGTAGCCATACACCGCTAAAAGTTCGTTAAACACGCTTAAAAACGCATCTGCGACTAGCTTATGGCAACGCATCTTCGTAACTTTGGTGTCGATGTCCCAAGCTATGCGCATAGGGTACGGCAAATTGATGGTAGTTAGGTACGTTCCCCTTTCGTTAGGTTGTCCGTATTTCGCTAAGGCTTGGGCGGTTGTTATCATGTTACATTTTTAGAAATTATAAACCCCGCCAACGTTATCGACGGGGGGTTCTCGGTGTTCAATTGTGAGCAGTCGAGTGGGGTGCTTTTATTTTCTTATTCCATACGCTTAGACCTAACGACGTAGCCGAGTAAGTAAGCAAACCAATAAACACAAATTCTTGTGCTTTAAACGCAGTAACTAAAGGAACGAAAGCGTAAAAAACCGCAATCCAAAACGACGTAAAAGCGGATAGCCTTTTAATTGACCATTTGCCGCTAGGCCTTAAAGTTTCGTTTATTAGTTCTTTTATCATTTGGTAAGACTGCAAGTAATTGAACGGGTAAGTCTATTCGTGTTTTGGTTGCTTGTCTAAAGCTTTGAGTTTTGTAGCAGTCGTAAAGGGCCGTTTCGACCTTGTTAAGTCGGTTGTCCGTGTGCCATAACCATAGGCATAAAACACCCGTAACGCCGTACTTTTTTACTATGGTTACAAACTCAGTCATTAGAATACCATTATAGCGTTATTGTAGCCGTTGTCGTTGTAACGTTGGCCGCAACGTCCCCAGCAAGTACCTACGCAGTCGCAAGCTTCTATTTGTGGGCGCAAGTCCGTGTCTTTATTCGTTTGGCTAGTGAATTGCGGGTACAAATTTTTGTTAGCTAGTAGGTATTTAATCAAACGTTGTTCGTAGAAGCTGGCTTTTTGTGCGTAATGCTCCATTGAAAAGGCAACTTCAGCGCGGGAAACGCTACCAGAATAGTCCCCGAACTGCGTTTGAATACCTTTGTTTTTAAGTTGGTAAGACAAACCAAATACTGCGTCCTCAGCACTACGCCAAGCCACAACGGGTTGTATAAATTCTACCAACGTTTCTTCGTCGTTAGTCAAAGTCTGCGTATTATATGCATTCAAAAGGTACTTGTAGAACGTTGTACCTAGAATTGGTTGTACTCTTAAGTCCGATTGCGTAGCAATGTAAGGTGTTACGTCTGTTACGTCTACGTTTGCCGTAATTGGCGTGTTCGTCTTTAGGTAAGTTTCGGTTATAAAGTAAATCATTTCTTAAATGTTTGGGCGGGTTGTTGTGAAGCTACTACGTCGCCACCTTCGACGGGTGGTAAGCTTGCAAGTGCGCGGATTTCGTTCGGTGTCATGGTGTCCAAAACTTTAGTAGCTACAAGCGGGCTCATTGCGTTCAAGGCATCTTGTGTTTTACTTGCGTCGCCTTCAACTTCTACAATTGTTTCGTTAATTATTTGGAAATTCTTAATTGTAAAGTCAGCTTTAAGCCTAGAAATGTTTAATAGTTCCGTGAATATTTCGGTAACCATTTCGCGCAACGGAATAACTACGTTTTTTTCAAAGATTACGTAAGCTTGTTTAATGTCAGCGCCACCGCCTAAACTACCCGTTGTGCGTACACCCATTAATATAGGGTCAATTGTATGGGCAAAACAAATTTGTTCGGTGTTAAGCGTGCTAGCTTCTTGAAATAACTTGTCGTTTTGGTTTGTAGGTATGCTTTCGATTTTAGGCAATTGATCGGCTGAGTTGGCAAAGAATGCCACGCCTTTACCCGCGTTGGCCGCGCCTTTCATTCTGTCGATTGTGTCGCGTAGTACCTTCTTTTCTTCTTCGCTTTGCGGACGCTTAGGGAACATCATGGCAAAAGCGGGGAAAATACTATTTTGAATGTTCGACTTTGCGAAGTAACTAAGTTCACCCGACAAAAAGGCGAAGTTTAAAGCACTTGAATACTGCGGTAATGAGTAATAATCTTGTCCAATGCTAGGTAATTCGTAGCTATAAAGCTGGCATCTGTCCGTGTTAAGCGGGTGGTATGGTTTTACTTGTTCTACGTCAATACGGCTAGCCCAGTCGTCGCACAAATAGTAACAAGTTTTAGTGTTGTTTATACGGACTTTTTCAGGGCTTACGTTTTCTATTCTGTGTAGCTTGTTTTTGTCGTCAAAATGCAACTTAAAGTAAACGCGGTTGTGCATTACAAGTTGTTTTGTAACGGCTTTAACCGACTTGGCTAGGCGCATTTTCTTTTCCCAAGTGTAAATGTCTAGGAGTTCTTGCGGTGTAAGCTTGTCCGTTTTTAATTCGTAACCCGCGCCAATAGCTGCGTTTACTTTAAAGTCTACAATTGCCCCATGTAAAGGCGACGTGTAGTAAAGTTGGTTTAAAGTTTCGGGAAATAGGTTGTCTGATCCAAACGGCACATAGCCTGCCACCTGGTAACGTCCATTAACGTAAGGAAGCGACAAGTCACCGCGTCCGATTTTACCGAAAGGAGTTGAAAAGCTTTGATAGCCTTCTATTACTTCGGGTTTTTGTTGTTTGAATCTGTCGAAAATTCCCATTTTATTAGTCGTATATGCTAGAAGTAGAACCGCCCGCAACAACTAAGCGCCCTTCTTCTATTAAATTAAGTCCGTTTGTATTCGTGTTTTCGTCTACTATTATTTCTTCGTCGCTTTCGTAAACTGAATAAGTGTATTGACCGCGCGTTAGTTCGAGGTCTACACCTTCTTCTAAAGTGAAAAGGTTGTATCTAGTCGGAAAGTTTGACGTGTCAACACCCGACCACAAAACGGGTTCGGTTGCCGTGTTAAATTCGCCCTCAAAGACGAATAAATAAAAAGGGTCTACCAACGTCGTTACTTCGCTTAAAGTAAGCGCAAACGTGTTTATTTCGCCTTTTTCAATGTAAATCATAACAATATTAAAATTCGTTTGAGACTTGTTCAAACAGAAAACCCCCTACAATGAGGGGGCTAACTATGTTTGGTAAGGAAAATTTACACTAATAAACCTGGCACAATTGCCGCGTCTACTTCGTATGCAAGGGTTTCGTTTTCCGCAAGAAGTGTAAGGCTGTATTTACTGCCATCTGCACGGGCCACACCTGAACCTTCGCCGTAAGCGCTAACTTGCAAGAATGGGAAATACCAAAATTTGCCGTTTGCGTCACCTACAACCGCTGTTAAGTATTGTTGACCAGCGCCAAGAACTTTAATAGCCTTAGACTTTTCTTGGTCGCGTCGGTGAAACATTAGGTTAATAGTTTGAGTAACGTAAGAAGACCCATTGACTAAGTCGATAGTTCCGTCTTCGGTAAAGCTACCCGTATTGCGTTTAAACTCCATCGCAACAAAAGGCGAAGTGTAGTTAATGTCGGTTACTTCCCAGTTCGTGCCCGTTTCGTTGGTAGTAATTCCCGTAATGTTGTCCTGTTGGTTAATTAGTAGGGTATAAATTCCCCCGCTATTTGAATCACACCCCTTTAGGATCTCTAATAATGTACTGCATGCCATGATTTCGAATATTTTTTTGTTATAAAAAAGGGCGGCGTTTTATGGCCGCCCCGTATATTTTAATTGATGGTTAACGACTAGTCGAAACAAACGTTGTAAACAACAATTTGTGAAGGGTTCGTGTAGTGGAAACCAGCTTTCAAGTTCGCACGTGTACGAATGTAAGGCTCAGCAACTGAATCAGAAAGGTTAACCGCTTTCAATGCTTTAGCGTCGCCCTCTGCGTCAAACGCGTAGATAAGGTCTGTTTTCAATGCAAGAACCATTGTGTTAACTGGTGCGCCTT